TCCGTATCATCGAAAGAGCCTATCTGTTTTAGTTTTTTATAGTTTTTATTGTTGTAGTTAATTAACCAACGCTTAACGATAGTACCAAAGTAAGAATAGGCCTTAGCCCCATGGTCGGGATCAAATTTCATTATTTTCTCCTCAAGTAGCATAGAAACTACTTCATGTTTAAGGTCTTCGATACGCTCTACATCAGTATAGTAGAACTTAAAGGTATGTATTATATTTTCTGCTAGTTTATAGAAGGGGAGGTAGATGTGATCTGTAAATATCTTAGCTCTATATTCTGTATCTTCTGAAACGTTGTACTTTTTTATGTATTCTTCTGTTTCAGATGTAAAGTAATTAGCTTTTGCTTTCTTTCTTGCCATAATTTTCTGGGAGCATGTAGCGGTTTAATTCTTCTTGCACTTTTTTTAGTTGTTCAAAAAAATAACCGACCTCATCATCCGACTTGAAAACTTCTCGTTTATCAAGATCATTAAGGTGCTTTTGTGAATCTGTAATAAGATTTGATATATTCTGTAAGTACCCTGTCTGATTCACTGTGACATCTTCGTACTTTTCCACTTTAATCAGTAGATTGCGTAAAGCAATCCCTAATATTACTACTAAGATAGAAAGAATAATTGTAGTTACCAACATATTTTATAAGTTTTTAAGCATTTTAGATAAACCTTCGGAAGAATTTACCTTTCTACCTGTAGATGCTGCAGTTTTCTTAACTTTTGAAGTTGTATTTCCTCCTGCTGCTTTCCAAATATCGTATTCTACCTTAGAAGCTAAGAAGTCTGCTGTATGTAGTATAGAAATTATAGATGTTTTCTGCCTAGACGATTCCATATTACTGAAGAAGTACGATTCATTTGCTTTATCAAACACTCCATCATGGCATCTAATAGCTAAAAACTCTTTCTGATCTACTTTTATACCAAATTTCTGAAGTATAAATAAAGATCTATCCGGTATAAGCATAAAATCTAAGTCTGGATTATATGTATACATCTCTGACAGCTTATCTTGTCTCCATTTATCCGTCTGAGGTATATAATTAGGTCTATCTCCATCTCCCATCTTACCTAAATCATGGAAGAGTGCTGCAAATACTAATTGCTCATCAGTGAAATCAATCATACCGCCCATCTCTTCATAGGTACTCTTCTGTTTCATAGCAAATTGAACAACCCTATTAACATGGTCTACATATCCACCAGCAAAAGCATTATGGTACCAAGCCCTACCACTAGCAGGAGCCATAACATAATTATCTTCCATATGTTTAATCATCTCTTTAACTTGATCCTTTCGATCTGTTATGTAGTGATCAATGATTTTGTGATGTTTAACGTAATTGTTTTGGATTTGTTCTGCATTTAACATACTATTCTTGTGTTTCTCTGTTTAGTAAAGTGTTTATATCGGAAATAATAGATGATACCTCTTTTAAATGTGTATAAGAAGCAGCTCTATCATTAGTACTTAATGTATATTTTAAATTAGTTAACCGTGATTCTATATTATCTAATTTATTACTTATTGATTGTTTAAATCTCATATAATATTTCTTTAATAATTTATTTATTTTAAAATAATATCTTCTTTATCTTAATAATAATACTAAGGTATATAAAAAAATTCGGAATAGCAACTATTCTATAATAAATTTTTCTTCAAACAGTTGAGAAGATGAGTTTGAACCGCCATCCCAATATATTTCTGCTCTAATTACTATAGTATCCCCTATAAATTCATTAGGAATAGGACCTACTATTCTTTTTCCCCACTTTCTTCCTGTGATTGTAGGAATATACTCTGTGTTATCTGGAGAGTTATTAAGGTATATAGTTGTTTCCTGAACAATATCGACCTCTACTCCGTTATTCATAACCCAATAGCTACTGGATTCAAAAGCAGATTGAACAACTCCAATATCATTATAGTAGTAAAATGGATCAACGTCATCAGCTTCTACAAAGATAGAAAACCTAGGTAGATAATCCCCTTCAAAATTTAAATCTACATGGTAATAACCGTTACTATCCTTTGAATATGGAATAGATAACATACCATCACAAAAGCCATCTAGACATAAGGAGGGACGAATATCTTCTTCGGTACAAGCTAGGGTAGTAGCAAGAGTAATTAGTAAAAGTAATTTAAAATATTTCATAACCGTTTTATTTATAGTATTAATATACGAAAATATATGTTAGTAACCAACTTTTATCAAAGAAAAGGGGCAGGTGGGGTAGGTAAAAGGAGCAAAGAGCGAAGCTCGCCGCGCAAACGCGCGAAGTTGCCCCGAAGAATTTATTAACAATACCTTCCTACCGATTCTCTTAATAGCTTTTCAACATCATACCTAACCTGCTTTGCAACATCCGATAGAGTGGTTGACTCTATATCCCTTATCTCCACACGTGGGTTGGTCAAACTAATATATGCCCAGAACGTATACCCTTGTTCCATTCCTATGTAATATCGATAGCCTTTGCCATTCTGCTGTATGACACTATGTGGGTACTGGGTCTGTAGTAGTTCAGTGAATGAGACCTTTATTGCTGAAAATATAGATGACTTTGATTCTACCATGATATATAACCTTTGTTTTTAATGTTATTCCTCAATATCTTCCTGTTCACCATTTAGAGTATTTACTAAAGTACTTACCGTAGTAGGCCAAAGTAGAGTACAAGCAAGTATCTCTACACCATTTAGTAATGGCCTATGTAATGCCCATAGTGTGATATTTAAAATAATTGATAGGATAAACCCTACTGAATTGTAGTATAATAGAAAATCTAACATAATGTATAAT